GGGATTTCATATGCCGCGTTTACGGTGTATGGATGGGGATCGGGAAATTATTTCCCGATTCTCAAGACAGCTTGGTCTTGGCGAGAGTCATGACCATGTTGCGCCGCTTGGTGTCCTGCGGGATGCCATCGACGACCCGGACATTGACGCCGATAGTGTAAGGCGTCAAATGGCCGGTGAATTGTGGAGTGCGTGTGATCTCGATCACTCGCCAGAGTTCATTCGTGTCGGGGAGCTTCTCCAGGTATGCCCGGGCTCATCGTCGAGGAGGTTGCCGTCTCATGTAAAGAATGAGAAGGGTGTATCTCTGGACGATAAGTTTGCGAGGTATCGGGAGACTAGGGATGTGTCTGTACATCCGGCTTCCGCGGCGTATGCGAATGAACAGGTGTCGAAGTTGTGGCCAAAGGGACGGGCACGTTTAAAGCCTATACCGCTAGATACTGCGGTCTGCCTGTTCAAACGAGACACCAATTTCGGTTTCCCTCGATGCACCACGGATCACGTTCGGAACTTTTATGCCTATTACTTAGATTCTCTAAGTATTAAGGATGCGGGGTTCCCATCGGCTGATATTATGGATCGACCGTCCATTGGGACGACTCGAACTGTAGCAGCCGGCTATCATCTGTGGGCGAATGCTCGACCGTTGTCAATGTATCCTCGTGGTCTCCTGAATTGGGAGAAGGCCTTTCAAGTGCCGGCTTTCGAGAAGTTTCGAGAGCTTGAACCATTCGCTGCGTGGAATGGTCAACTTGCGGTTGATGTGGCTGTCACGAAGATGCTGGACGGGGGATTGGGTGAGTTGTTGAGTGTCGATTTTTCGGCATTTGACCAGTCTGTACCATTTGATGTGTTACGACACGTCTTTGGTATTATGACCACTTGGTTCACACGGGAATCGAAGGGCATAATCGCCTTCCTTGCGGGAGCGTTTATGCACGCCGGGATCTATCTCCCTGATGGGTACTATCACGGTACCTATAGGACGGGAGGTCTTCCTTCCGGTTCGGGTTGGACGAACTGGATCGGGAGTATCGTAAACTTGTGGGTTTGGCACTACGCTGTCCATCGCAATTCTTGCGGTAAGGGCAGGGTGGTGGCTGCACAAGTGAACGGAGATGATGGGTTGTATGCCTTTAGTGGCATATCATCCATCGCCGATCTCTCTGCGATTCTCTTGAGGGATTTGGGTATGCTCGTCAAGATGGATCCAGCGAAGAACCTTGTTTCGGATAGTCAGGTTAGGTTCCTACA